AGAAGTCAACAGGCATTGCAACTGCTTTCACTGCAGACAGTGTTAGATCAGCAGCAAGGTCTGTAGTACCAAACTTAAGTGGGTTTGCAACTAGACCAACACGACGGAAGTCGTTATCAGTTGGGAAGTCACCTGAACCCTCTGCATAAGTGAAACGTGCGTTGACCATCACACGATATGCACCAAGTTCAAATACAGGATCATCACCATGACCACCACGAGGGGGAATAATCACCTCAAGGGTGCCACCCTGTCCATTACCAACACCAGTGATTTCATCGATCACAACTTGACCGAATGAATAGCCAGAACCACCAGAGGTCACAGTAACGGAGAAGATCTTACCACCGTCAATAACGATAGAAACACGACCACCAACACCGTCACCACGAATGGGCACATTATCATATGTACCGTTGTTATAACCTGATCCAGCAGATGAAATCAAAACGGTATCAATAGCACCATCGATTGCAGCAGCAGAGACCACAGGGTCCGAAAGAACGGGCATGTAGTCGTTGGAGAAGAACTTCAGAACGTCATTAACTGGGATCGTATAGAGATATTTCCACCTGTAACCATCTGAAGTGGTAATAATAGAAGTAGAAGTACCAGTAGGTTCAACAGTGCTAGGACGGCCGTTAGGATCAGAAGGGGACGATCCATTGTAGATACACTTATAAACGTTGAATGATGAGTTCACAACGTAGAAGTCTGCATCATAAAGACGAGTAGCACCTGACGATGCAGTCTTTGATGCAGAGTAATCATTCTTGTACATGTCATAGGTGAAACCGATACCACCAGTGGTTTCTTCTGGTGGTGACCAGTCAATACGACGGACAACTTGTACCACATCAGATGCCAGAATCCTTTTCAGTGCAATCATGTCATCGAATGCATCTGAGAACTCGTTAAAGGAGTCCACGGGATCAGGAGGAGTATTTTCATTCGACCAGGGTTGAGGACGACCGATGAAAGCATACAGTCGAGTTCTCTTGTCTCCAGCTTGTGCGTCACTCTGCGTCTGATCAGGAGCATTGAGTGACTTAATAAACTGTTTGGCTGAGAAGATCCTAAATTGATCTGTAAGGATTGCGGACATCTTAAATACTTGTCGTGGTGATTAGGAACGTGGTGTAATTCACACTATCTATAGTATATGTAGTACCCGAGACGGTGGTTCCTTCTACGAATACTCCCGTTGTGATATTTTCAACTGTGAGAGTTCTAGTGGTAGAATCCCAAGTCTTGACCGTACCATATGCGGTGCCGTCATTGATTGCTTGCCCTGCAGTGAATGATGCTGCGGCAGCTGCTTGACTGAGGACCAGTTCTGCCTCTGCTTCGTGAGGAACACCCTCACTCAAACCACCTGCCTCTGTAACGATTGATTGTCTACCTTCAGAGTCGGTAATGACTTCGTTAACGGTCAGCAGAGTGGTGTTAATACCTGCGGTTTGTGCCTCAAGACCATAGAGTGTGTCAGGTCTGCCTCCATCGAGAGAGATCTGATTTTCATATAGAGTTCCTGTATTGTTGACAGGATTGTTATCTGGATCTTGCGTGTGTGAAGTTCCAGGACCCTGCGCGGGATATGAAAGAATACAACCACCAGCATTGTTGAACTGTTGACATCCTGTCTGGACACCACCGTTAAACCTGACGGTTGCAGTGGGTTCCAAAGGACGACCTGCGTCGATTTCAGCAAGTTCATCAACTTCAAAGATAACCAAGAGTTCACGTGTAGCAGGTCTCCAGTCATAGACACGTGAAACCTTTGATGCTGCTGTGGAACCAGATCTATTTATGATGTCGTTGACTTGGAAGTTGTAGGTCTGAGAGGAGTCTACGACAACTCTTTGGTCATATCTGAAGTTGATACCTCTTTGCAGACCGAAGAATGTTGTAGCAGTTTTTGCACTGTAGGAGATCTTCTCTTTGTTGATGTAGAACTCACCTGCCTGAGCAAATCCAGAGGTGGAAGTCACATGAACAGTGGTGTCAGTTGCGTTAACATCACGTGCGATATTCGTAAGTCTATTTGCAGAAGAACCGAATGCGGAACGATTTCTGTTCTTACGAATTAGAGCAGCAGGTCTCGTAAATGCGATAGTTGGAATTGTCTGATAACCCTTACCAGGATCAATAATTTCAACATCAACGATAGAACCTGCAGAAATGACAGGTTTCAGGACAGCACCAACACCCGAACCAGAGATAACTCTGAGGTTAGGTGGTGTGACATAGAACTGACCACCGTTGGGGATTGCAACACTTGTGATCTTACCGAAGGTCTCAACCTGTGCTGCAGCAGTTGCACCAGTACCTCCACCACCTGTGAGGGTGACGACGGTAGGTTCTGTAGAGGTTGATCTGTAACCAACACCCTCATTCACCTTACCTGTACTAGAGTTGACCGTGAGTCTGATACCAACCACGATACCTCTGGTGGGAATACCGACTGCACCATTTCCACCCTCACCACGAATTCTGATATGCGTGGTAGTGTTGTTGAAGTAATTTTCACCGAAAGATCTCATCTTGATGCCTGTGATCTGACCCAAATCTGCAGGTAGGACACCCACGATTGGTTCTGCAATAGCACCAAATGGTGCCAGAATATCAAACTGGTCGATAGTCTGGTTGATGGCTAGAGGTGCACCATACTTCACAGGTTGTGCGTAGTATGTGTTACCGATTGCATAAGGATATGCAGGATCTAGACTCTCATCTAGAGTCATGAAGTATGCGTAGGTTCCATTGGGGTAGTCAGGTGTGACACAGAATCTACCATTGTGCTCATCCAAATCACCCAGTGCCTGCACGTATTCAAAGTCTTGAATGAATGAACCCATGGGTTCTAGTGAAGGTAGGGGACGATTGGGATTGTATCCGTTAGGTCTCAGTCTGTAAGAAGACTCAATTCTCTTGATTGCACTAGTTGCATCATTTGCGGTTGTGTAACCATAAGGACCATAAATTGGGAAACCATCGAAGGAAACACCAAGAATCTTGGAGTGACCGTTTGCGTGACGTGCCTTATCACCATTGAAATCAGTGGTGTTGTAGTAGGGGTTAGTCACTAGAGCAGAGTTCCAGCAGTTGCCTAAGAACTCAGCAGAGTGGTAGTGATACAGACCGTTCTGCTCAGGATGTCCACCACATGCGTCTTCACCAAACTGGTTATTCTCGTGGTTACCTGCATTGCGGTTGAATCCTGCAGGAGGATTGCCACCATTACCAGCAGATGGGTTGAACAATGCAACACCATTTGCCATCAGACCAATAATGCCCAGAGGAACATTTCTGTCAGAACTTGTATTACCACGTTGTCCAGTACCACCTCTCCAAATAAACTCATGAGTAATGTTCTGTGCAGAGATAGTATTTGGATTCTGGGGATTGGGGAATGTTCCTGCAGTTGCGGGTGCAGGTAGACCATCAGAGAAGACATACATCACGGAAGATGTCATGAATGATTCTGCATTGCTACCAGTCATCTGGAAGATTGTAGTAGGATCGAATCCTGTAGATGCGATGGTGCCACCCGAACCTGTAGCAGTGTTGGGGTTGTAGTCACCAATGACATCTACACGTGCGGGGTTGAAACCTGCACCAGATTCAAACACTCTCACTGAAACCAGACGACCATCTTGGAACTGAGGTTCTAGATTTGGTTGCTTGATTGCTGTACCTGCGTTGGTGATATTGATCTGAGGTGGATTTGCTGGATCATATCCAGCACCAGTATCAGTGACCTGAACTGAAGAAATGCCACCTCTCTTATCAAAGACAGGAACCAGAACTGCACTGCGTGTAGCAGTAACTTGTGATCCACCAGTCAAGTTAATACCAGGAACTTGATATCCAGTACCGTTGGTGGTGACCTGAATTTGGTTGATACCAACCAGAGACACTGCCTGAGCACCCGTACCAGTGTTAGATAGGATTGCCACGTTGGGGTTGGAGGTGTAACCCGTACCACCGTTCGTAACTCTGATTGACTCGATGTAACCAGAGGTCAGAATTGGAGTCAGTTGTGCACCGACACCCTCAATCGTACCTTGATAATCGAAGGTAGTTAGTTCGTTAGAAGAACCGACCACAGCAACTTCTCTGTTCTCAATCTCACCCTGAATTCTGAGTTCGTCACCCACTTCAATAGGAGGAATAATCTCAGATGCTTCCACGTCTGCGTCTGAACCCACGAAGGAGAATGCAAGGATCTTAGAATCAGTTCTAGGTGCCTCAGCAAAGTCAATACGTGAACCCAACAGATTGAATGCAATTCCAGGTTCCTGCAGAATACCATTCAAGGTAATAATCA